GCCAGTTCCATGCGTTTTAACTAACCTTACATCATTTTGATGTGCTTTGGCTACAAATAATGCACCTTCGATAGCTTTACTAAAGCCTGAACCGTCATCACGTTGCCCTAGAGGGTTTGTATTATCCTCTGCGGAGCTATACGCGCCAACAAATTTAGCTAAAGGGTCAGCCATACCCGCGTGTTCCTTCTCGAATATAGCAACTACAGCGCCTTGTCCAATATGAAATCCTTGGTTCTTGTCGTCAAACGCAGAGGGCTGGCGCTCTCCTTCGTCTTTGTGCTGCAAGCTAGCGCCTGCTTCACCAAAGAACTCTAGGACAAGGTTGTTCACACTATCCTCACCACTAAATACAATAACTCGGTCAAATCCGTAGTTATCCATTAATGTTTGCATATTCATTAGTACATGTAGGCTAGATGCGCAAGCGCTAGCATCTGTTGACACGTGATCATGTACGCCAAACATACTTGCAATACGACCTGCGTATATGTTGGTTAGTACAATAAACGGTACTTTAACTTTGTAGTGTAGTTGCGCATCAGGGTTTTTGTCATACCGCCCGTTGTTGCCCATCCAGCCCTGATTACCAGCGGCAAAGATAAATCCAGTCTTACCTTTGACGGGATTGTCAGCTACATAGCTACGCAACTCGTCATCAATAAGGCTTTCTATCAGCACGTGTGGGGGGTACTTTAGTCCAGACTTTGCTCTACGAAACGTATTCGGCAAGATATGGGCGTGTTGAGGATACGGTATATCGTCAATAAGAGTAACGTCGGTTGTGCACGCTGTGCAGCACTGAGTCATGTAAATCATGCTAGCTCCTTCACAAGTGCGTTAATCGAGTCAAACTCGTCTTCTGGGTCTTTTGTTTTGTGTTCTTCGATGAACTCTTTCAACAACTGCACACTCTCGTAGGGCCATTGTTCGTTTAGTTCTTCGTCTTCGGGGATGCCGTAAGCCTCTCCAAGCACAAAAAAAGTTAGTGTTACATCTAAACTGTCGAGATTTGTTATGTCTTCAGTTATAGCTGTTTCAAGGGATTCGGCAGGTATGAAGTCTTTAGTGACTACTTTTTGTGCTGCACCGACAGCATTAAACAACTCTAAAAAATTAAAGGTCATGGTTCGCTCCTGTTATAGGGTCCAACCAGTATAGACGGTACATTACATTAGGCAAACACACACTATGAGTTGCTAACAAATGATATAGCAACCGAAGCAGACGCTACAGCAGGTCGTGGAGCACTAGCGGTTTGTGCTTGTAGCTCTACATTAACATCATCTGTTGCCCAAAATATCTCTACATAATCGGTTGCGGAAAGAGATAAAGAACCGTTCCAATTAGCAATATCCTTTTTACCGCTCCCTGTTATGCTGTATTCGCGCGCATTGTATACCTCATCAGTGCCGTTTTTCTTGATCCATATTGATACGTTTTTAGCTGAAGCGTCAGTAGACCCTAACTGTAAAGTTGTTTTCACGTGATACACACCATCGCTAGCTACAGTTAGGCGTGAGTTACTTACTACACTAACTCCACTATTGGTACGAGTTGTATTAAATGCGACTGCGTATCCCGTGTCTGGGTTAGCCGCTGTTTGATCTACAGTGCTGTAAAATACCCCATACGGAAATGAAATAAACTTACCGCCGTCATCTTCAGCAAATACAATAGACACCATTGTGACTAAACGGTTAAAAAATAGCCGTAAAATGTTACTGTTTTGATCAGTAAACGAACGTTCATAAGAATCTGGCGCTAGCGGTAAAGCAGGTGGCTCTACACGCTGTAGTTGGTTAGCCATTAGCGCCTCCCGTCAGGGCGCATGTCTACTCTAGGAGACCCAAGTTGCCATTTAACTCCAAGCTCAGTAGATGCCATTTCTATCGACATCTGTCGCCCACGAACACGTGTATTTACTTGTCCTGTAAACTGTTCAATAGGCACCGTAGCCGTACGTGTTACCGTACCTGTTGCACTACCTCCTTCGGAATACGGGCTGTTATAGCCTGACCCTGAGTTAGCGAGGGGGAGTAATGTCATCGTAGCACTAGGAGAAGCAGCGGTAGACCCTTCAAATGTGACATCCGGCATGATGCGCCATACAAACGCAAATCGGTCTCCGTCATCTATATCAAACTGTCCAGAGGTAATCGTCGCTGCAATTGGTGCAGGAGTACCTGTTTGGTTGTCATCGGTACCTTGCTCATGATTTACAAGGTTATAACTATACGTAGCCGCTAAAGGGAAATCACGTAAACCAAAATCAAGCCACGCTGTACGGGCTAAAGTACCGTAATACCACGTTTGATCTAAGTAATTAAACACCACATATTTGTCTACCGTTTCGCTATCTGAGGAGCAATAGAACCACCATACTTCATGGAATGCTTCGTTTGTACCCGCAAATACTTGGTCATACTGCAACGTATTAAAGTCTTCAAACACGTATCGACGCACATTGCAGGGGAGCGGTTGGCTACGCCCATCGTACATATAGAACTTATCTTTGCCCATCCAAAAAGCCACACCACTAGTAAAAGCCACGGTGTTTTGGGAGGCAATGGATATGTTATCTCCGACCAACTGAGCACCCCATACAGCGGGTGCGCCTTGGTACTGCAATGAATACAGCGAAGAGTTGGTCCAAACGAGGACCTCTTGACGCGCTTGTTTAGCCGCAACTATCTCAGTTCCCCGTGACAGTCTTAAGGACCCCGCTTGGTTTGTAGATGCTGGCGTCCACTGTGCTATATCTTCTTGATCAGACCAACGGATGAGCATTGGATCAACTGTAGCACTGCCAACATCATTAGTACCAAAACAAAACACAAAACGGTTTATATCTGATACTAAAATCAAATTCTGCGAAGTAGGTACATTAGACGCACCACCAAGAGATGACAAGTAAACACCACGTGTATTTACTCCATTTGTAACATCCCAGTAAAAAATATCCCCCCCACGAGGGCCAAATACTAGGTCTTCACCAAAGTTAGCTTGGCTCCATAGACGTATAGCTTCGGTAGAAACACCGCCCGTACCCCATACACCAGCGCCCCATGTGCCACCACTCCAGCCAGAAAGTGGGACTTCGTATGGTTCGCCTGTGCGTATTTGATATGCACCGACTACTGATGATCCACCGTTACCTGTGTCTGATGCGTTGGCTGTAGCTGTGGCAGTAATAGTATATGTGTTTGCATCGGGGACTGTTACGATCTGGTACTCAGCGTTTAGCACGTCGGCTGTTATATTACCGCCTAACGACACAGCGCCACTAAAAGTAACAAAATCATTATTTCGTGCGCCGTGACCCGCATCGGTAATAGTCAGTGTTGCTGATCCATTAGTAGCCGCAAATGTCACGTCTCCCGCAGCGGTAGTGCTACGAATAGGCGTAATGTCATTGTACCCACCACCCTGCTCTAAATAGAACTTGAGGTGCGTACCAACGCCAATAAGATTAATACTACCTAAAGTAACCCAATTCCATAAAGATCGGCACACCCCCAGAAACGAAGTTCCTGAGATACGTTGCCAACCACCTATCTTTTCGGGAAAGCCCTGTCTGAAGCGTACTTTATCGCATTCATACCATCCCGCTTCATCGGTGTAGCGTGTTACTTCTCTATTGATACCGGGTTTAAATACTAACTTCTTTAGAGCCATAATCCACCTACATACTTTCGCCAAAGATAGGAGGTAGTGTAGTGACTTCTATAGCTACATGCTGCTTTAGGTTTAACGTCTCGCCGCAGTCAGAACAAGTATCTGCTTCAAGTTCGGCTTCATCAAGATCGTATCCACAGTGCGCACACACAACGTGCACCGTATGCTTTGGTTCTACGCCATCTTCAATATCTCTAGCTTCTACGGTAGTTTTCATACTACACCACCAATTCAAAGTGAGGGCCATCAATAAAAGGCCGCTTGCCTTGACTACGACGTAGGTCTACGTACGCATTCATAGCTTCTTCCATTGTACCATCCCACTCGCGGATGTCTGGGATATGCCATGCGGCACCCCAACGAACTCCAACTCCAGCAGCTTTAGCGCCTTCTTTCATGGCATCTGCAAGATCATCATATAAATTCAATTCCCACGAACCTCTTGCCCCAATATAGGCCATAAGGTCTACAGCATGACCACCAATATGCTTAGATTTCATGGTTTTACTTGCGCCTTTAGCAACAAGTTCTCGCTGTTCTTCAATGGTTCGTAGGCCACAAATTACACCAAAATCGACTTTTGTAACGGCGTAAGCATAGTCAACGACCGCGGTTAGTCCGACATCTACGCCCTCCAATCTGTCTCGACTACGTTGTGATAGCTTAAAACTCATTTTGCTACGCCTTTCGTTTTCTCGAATGATCTGAGACCGCCCAGACCCAACATACCCATCAATACGGGCATCATCACGCTCATATCGGCCTGTGGAACTTCTACTCCAAATCCGGCTGCTATGGGTGATATTAAAAAATTGACGGCTAAGCCAAGCACACAAACGTGCCCACATAAGGGCCTCCAAGACGATTGGAAGAAGTTTCCTTTAGCATCAGCGGTATTTAACGCGATCTGCGCTAGGGCAATTTCCTGCCCGTGTTTTTCCGCCATAGTCCCAATTTCATGCGCCAACTGGGCCTTTTTATCTTTATCTTCGACTACCTTATCAAGCAGTCCGGTAATCGGGCCAACCAAACTCCCTACGATGTCTCCTATCACGGCCACCTCCCTAACCTGAA